ATCTAAAGCTTCTGGACTGCCACTAACTTATGAGTTGCGTAAGATGGGTATTCCTGTTATAAATTTTACACCTAGTAAAGGCAACGATAAGCACACTAGAGTAAACGCAGTATCACCGATGTTTGAGTCGGGGCTGATATGGGCGCCCAAAGAAATGGAGTTTGCTCAAGAAGTGATAGAAGAATGCGCTGCCTTTCCATATGGTGATCATGATGACCTGGTCGATAGCATGACTCAGGCATTAATGAGATTCAGACAAGGTGGGTTGATTTCTCACCCTGAAGATTATATAGATGAACCGATACAACCGAAACAAAGGACATATTACTAATGGACGAGTTTGAATCTTACGAAGATGTTATTGATGCATATAATTCTGGTGTATTAGTCGAGCCAGGAGAATCCTTGACTGATTACATAAAAAGGAATAATATAAAAATTAAGGAAATCCAAATGGATCCTTTGGGGGATCTTAAAAAAACGTTAGGAAGTAGACCTATGGAAAAAGAAGGTATCGAATCAATAAAACTTGCATCAGGCAACACGGACATCAGAATCGAAGAGGTTGTTAAAGAATTTATTAAAAGAAAAGGTAGAAGACCAAGATCTTTAGATGAGATAAAAGAATTTTATCAAATGGAAATGGCGGCTGGACCTGGACCTACAAACAGGGATAACGTAAGTTTAGCTAGTTACGAACCTGGTAAATACGCACCTGAAGAAATTGAAATGTACGAGCAGTACAAATACGACATGAACGAGCAAAGACCTGGAATGCCTATTATCGACATCGATGAATTTTTAAGATTAGAATACGGTCAAGCTAGAGCTGACGTAGCTGCTGGAGGATTACCTGCTATCCTAGGAGTTTAATATGAAGATCGCTGATTATGGGAAGGCGATAACTTCGTACATCGAATCACCCACAACTGCCCAAAAATTACAAACAAAAGATAAAGCTCAAAAAATGGGCAGAGTTTTTTTATCTGAAGGCACAGACATTGTCCCACCAAGAAAACCAAAACAACTAAAAGATTTATACGAAAAAATAAATAGAACAGTTATTGGAATAAGAAGTAATTCTTTTGCACCTGAATTATTGTTACCTAATTTAGAAAAAGTAACACGAGAATATATTAAAGATGGTTTAATCTCTGGAGCAGACGCTAGACAATTTGCAATCGAAAGAAAACAATATTGGGATAAGTGGATAAAAGATAACCCTGGTGGCACTGTTCCTGTTTTTGATTTTGATAATGATGGTAATGCAATAGAGGTTTCCGATGAAGAAATTATAGAAAGATTAAATGAAGCCAATGGTGGTCGTGTAGGTTTACAAAGTGGAACTGATTTTGATTACAGACCTGGAATGCCTATGGATCCATTAGACCCACAAAGAAAAATATCTGAAGTTATGGACGCTTACGATAAGTATTATAGAGGTCCTGGAAAAAAAAGAAGAAAAATACCATTTAGAAGATTTTTTGAGATATATGCAAAAGAAAATTTTGCAGACGGTGGTCGTGTAGGGTTTGGTGAAGGAACTAAAATTAAACTTGTAGAGTTTATAGAAAAATTTAAATTAGAAAATAATAGACTGCCTACAATAATGGAAGTTGCAGACGGTGCAAAATCTTCAACAGCATCTATTAAAAAATATTTAGATGAAGGAGTTGATTTTATAAAAACAGATTTATCTGAAGTAGGTAAAAAAGGTGGTGATGTAACTGGTGCAAAAAAGAAAACAGGAGTTACAAAATTAGATAAAAAAGCTTACAAAGAATTACAGGACTTAAGAATTAAAGGAGTAAGTTTTCAGGTAGATAAAGGAGTTGGAGGTAGCACAGGTGTTAGAATTACAATTCAAAATCCAGAAGTAAGAAATGCTTTTCTTAAAGGTAATAAAACATTTTCTGTTACAGCAGACGCTAAAGGTATTAATCAATTAAAAAATTTAGTTGAACAAATAGCTGTTAGTGATGTGTACGCAGATAACGTTCTTCCATTTCAAACTGACGAGTACAAGCTAAAAATAAGAAGATTAAAAGATAAAATGTATAAACAAAAAGATCCTTTTCGTATTTATGAAAAACTTAGTGATTACAAGTCAAAGATTTTTCCTGAAGGGATGGCTAAAAAAATTCAAATACAACACGGCGATGCAAAATTTACTGCACAAACTTTAAGTAGAATGGGTTTAATAGATGCGGCAGCTAATATTTCACCTGCAGTAGAAAGAGCTGAAAGACTACGTAACAACGCTTTAAAAATAGCTATGTCTACTTTAGATAACCCTAATGCTTCCGTTGCTGCTAAAAAAGCTGCAGCGGATAAATACAATTCTATTGCAAAAGGTTTAAGAGGACAATTAAAAGGAACGCCAGGTCAAGGTCTAGTTAATTTTCAATTATTAGACGTAGATGATTCTGGTAAGTATAAAAAATTAAAAGATATTTCTTTTGATCCTAAAAAAGGTTTAGTAGATTCAGATTTAGATTTGTCTAAAATTACAAAAGAGCAGGCTGACGATCTCATTGCTCAAGGTAAAAAGAAACTAGATATTGAAGCTATAAAATTAAAAACAGGTGTAAAAACAGCTGATAAAATAGAAAGACCTGAGAAAGCAAAATTATCAGATGCATTTAAAAAATTTGGTAAGTATGCAGGGCAAATAGCTAAACCTGCAATAAAAGTTGGATCAAGAGTTGTTGGTCCTTTTGTTCCTGTAGTAGGAACAGCAGGTATGGTCATGGGTGGAGCAGATGTAGCAAAAGCTATAGAACAAGGATTTACAAGCCCTGATGAAATAGCACTAGCTTATTTAGCGGGACCAAAAGCTGCAGAAGGATTAGACTCATTAAAAGAGAAACTGAGAGGACGAGAAGATGAAACAGAAGACCTCGTACCCTAAGTACTGGCTCCTGCCGCCTGAATCAGGACCCACGCCTCAGGGGTTGAATATTAATTATAATACTGTTAAAACAGTCAAATTGGAGAAAATAAATGGCAGACAAAATAGACAAGTCCTTGACGCAAGGTCCAAGAGGCAGCGTTAATATTCCCGGTGAAGAAGAGATTACAGAAGCAGTAGAAACTTCTATTGAAGCCGAGCAACAAGCACCAGGACCCGTTGAAGTAACAGAACAAGATGATGGATCAGTAGAAGTAGATTTCGATCCTAACGCAGCATCACCAGAAGGTGGTGATGAGCATTATGCAAACTTAGCAGAATTTTTACCAGACGAAGTATTAGATGAATTAGGATCAGACTTAACAGGTAAGTATCAAGATTATAATGCATCTAGAAAAGATTGGGAGCAAAGTTATACTAAAGGTTTAGACTTACTTGGTTTCAAATACGATATGCGAACAGAACCATTTCAAGGAGCTTCAGGTGCAACTCACCCAGTTCTTGCAGAAGCAGTTACACAGTTTCAAGCATTAGCTTATAAAGAATTATTACCGGCAAACGGACCGGTGCGAACACAAGTTGTTGGTGCACCTAATCAAGAAAAAGCACAGCAAGCAGAACGTGTCAAAGATTATATGAATTACGAGCTCATGGAAAAAATGGAAGACTATGAGCCAGAATTTGACTCAATGCTCTTTTATCTTCCTCTAGCAGGTTCAGCGTTTAAAAAAATTTATTACGATGAACTTGAACAAAGAGCGATGTCAAAGTTCGTACCTGCAGATGATTTGATTGTCCCGTACTCAGCTACCTCATTAGAAGATGCGGAGGCAGTCATTCACCGGGTCAAGATGTCAAAGAACGATTTAAGAAAACAACAGATTGGTGGTTTTTATTTAGATATAGAATTAGGTACACCGGGTTATGAAGAAAACGATGTCGAGAAAAAAGAGAGAGAACTTGAAGGACAAAGAAAATCTAAAGACGATGACATTTATACTTTGTTAGAGTGTCATGTTAATTTAGATCTTGAAGGTTTTGAACATACTGATAATGAAGGTGAGCCATCAGGAATTAAAATTCCTTACATCGTAACTGTAGAGTTAGCGACAAGAAAAGTTTTATCAATTAGAAGAAATTACGAAATTGGAGATCCGAACAAAAATAAAATAGATTACTTTGTTCATTTTAAATTTTTACCTGGACTAGGTTTCTATGGCTTCGGTCTCATCCATATGATTGGTGGTCTGTCTAGAACTGCAACTGCAGCTCTTCGTCAATTATTGGATGCGGGTACGCTCTCCAACCTACCCGCAGGATTTAAAATGCGTGGCATTAGAATCAGAGATGATGCGCAGTCAATACAACCTGGTGAGTTTAGAGATGTAGATGCTCCTGGTGGTAATTTAAAAGACTCATTCATGATGTTGCCATTCAAAGAACCATCTGCAACGTTATTAAACCTAATGGGTATTGTAGTGCAAGCTGGTCAAAGATTTGCATCGATTGCAGATTTACAAATTGGTGATGGCAATCAACAAGCTGCTGTTGGTACAACAGTTGCTTTACTTGAAAGAGGAAGCAGAACAATGTCAGCTATTCACAAAAGAATTTACTCATCTCTTAAAAAAGAATTCAAATTATTAGCACGAGTTTTCAAGTTATATCTACCACCAGAATATCCGTACGACGTAGTTGGGGGTCAAAGGATGATTAAACAACAAGACTTTGATGATCGGGTAGATATTGTGCCAGTTGCTGATCCCAACATCTTTTCACAAACTCAGCGTATTTCCCTCGCGCAAACGGAGTTGCAACTGGCAACGTCAAATCCACAAATGCATAATATGTACAACGCGTATAGAAATATGTACGAAGCATTAGGTGTAAAAGATATTGACCAAATATTAATGAAACCACAACCACCAACACCACTTGATCCAAGTTTAGAAAACATCATGGCGTTATCTGGAAAACCTTTTCAAGCTTTTCCTGGTCAAGATCACAGAGCACACATAACTTCACATTTAAATTTTATGGCAACAAATATTGCTAGAAATAATCCAATGGTTACAGCTGCAATGGAAAAAAATATTTTTGAACATATTTCATTGATGGCACAAGAACAAATTGAGTTAGAGTTTAGAGATGAGTTACCACAAATGCAGATGATGGCACAGAATCCTCAGATGCAGATGCAATTACAGGAGATGCAGCAAAGAATCGAAGCTAGAAAAGCTGTGTTGATTGCAGAGATGATGGAAGAATTCTTAAAAGAAGAGAGAGAAGTTACTTCTGGTTTTGGTAATGACCCTGTTGCACAACTAAGAGCAAGAGAATTAGACCTTAGAGCTATGGATAATCAACGTAAAAAAGTTGAAGGACAAGAAAAAATTAATCTTGACCGAATGAAAGCGATGATGAACCAGTCTGACAAGCAAGATAAGTTAGATCAAAATGAAAAATTAGCAAAACTAAGAGCTAATACATCAATTGAAAAAACAATCTTGAGCAAATCTATACCAAATGTAGATAAAATGATGCCAAGCGTTGAAATAGAAAAATATGAAGGAGAAAATCGATGATGAAAAAGAAAAAAATGAAGGTAAAAAAGAAAAAATCTTTCCCTGATGTGTCTGGTGACGGAAAAATTACTAAAAAAGACATTTTAATGGCAAGAGGAGTAATACCTAAAACTAAAAATGGCATGAAGAAGAAAAGAAAATGACAAAAGGTCAAAAAAAGGTTAAAAAGGTCATGCGAGAGTTTAAAAAAGGAACTCTTAAAATTGGTGGCTCTGATAAAAAAGTAAAAAATCGTAAACAAGCGATTGCAATAGCTTTAAATAGAGCTGGTATAAATAAAAATAGGAGGACAAATGGTAAAAAAAGACGATAAGTTTTTTACACAGTCAGTCGATGTAAGTATTCCATCTCAAAACATTGAGTTGGACCCTAGATCTGTAACAACTGCAGATGGTATGCAAAGAAACTACATACCAACTGGAGATGAAACAGAAGTAAGAGGTACAAGAAGAATGCTTAAGGACAAAAAGAAAACAGCTAAGTGGTACTAGTATGTGGTTGTCAGCAATTAAATTAGCTGTCTCTGCTGGTAGTAAGATTTATGCTAATAAGCAAAGGGCAAAAGTTGCGATGTCCGATGCTCAACTACTGCACGCAGAACGACAGGCTCGAGGTGAGGAAGCTTACCAAGGCAAGTTGTTAGAGGCACGTCAAAACGATTATAAGGACGAATTTGTTCTTTTAATTTTGTCTGCCCCTATAATTGTGCTCGCATGGGGAGTCTTTTCGGACGATCCGGGCGCACTCGATAAAGTAAAAACTTTCTTCGAGCATTTCGCGGCGCTACCGACGTGGTTTTCGACATTGTGGATCCTTGTCGTCGGAAGTATTTTTGGTATAAAGGGTACACAAATATTTAAAAACGGAGGAAAAAAATAATGCCTAACAAACGATTCAATAAACAAGTTCCAGGTTTTGGTTTTAAAGCTGGTGGACGTGTGATGAAAAGAGGTGGTGGAAAAATGATTTCTGGCACTGCAAGAAAAGACGAAGAATCTGGTTTTTATAACCCTGACATGGGAATGAGAAGCGGAAAAATGATGAAAAAAGGAGGACCTGTGAAAAAGAAAAAAATGAAACAAGGTTACAAAGATAGAAAAGATGAATCTATCGCAATGAGAATCAAAAAGAAAAGAACTGCTAAACAGTTAAAAGCTAGCAGAGATGAGTCTTACGGTAAATTTGGTTCTAAGATGAAGAAAAAAGGCAAGATCAATAGATAATGTCTCGTAAAAAAAATCTTCAGAAAATGTTGAAGATGCTTCAACAAGGTAAGAAGAAAAAGAAACCTACAAAGCCTTCTGCACGTTTGGAGGCTTTGAGAGGAAAAAAATATTTTAAACGTGGAGGTAAAGCATAATGGCTGGTAAAGGTTTATATGCAAACATTCACGCTAAAAGAAAACGTGGAGGTAAGATGCGAAAGAAAGGTGCAAAGGGTGCACCAAAGGCATCTGACTTTGCAAGAGCAAAACAAACAGCGAGGAAAAAATAATGACTAAATTATGTCCTAGAGGTAAAGCAGCGGCGAAAAGAAAGTTTAAGGT